CACAACCATAACCGGTTCTACAACTTTGGGTTTCTTTGCATCTACGTAAATATCAGACATTGTTTCTCCTTGTGGGATAAGATACTGGAAGGGGCGGCCATTTGTGAACCGCCCCAACCTATTGATTCAACAGATTTTAATTATTTACCGAATTCTGACCGGCAGAGATCACCGCCCAAATCCAGTTGTAGTTCGTGATGATGGCCTTGAACGCGAACTTGTACCCCATCTTGCGGGATTGCTGCAAGGTGTCGATCTGTCCGCCCGGAGCCGCCGCATACACACGGAGGTTCTGGAGGTCAGAAATCTGGTACGCATTCCGCGCAATCGCGAAGCTGTAATACAGCTTGTTGGCTGCGCCGCTCGTGTTCTGAAGCACCGGAGCGAAACCCGGAGCGTTTGACTTGACGAAGCGGAATCCCGCGAGTTCGTCAACTTCACCGCGCCAAATCCGCTCGGGCTTGCCGAACTGGTTAGACGCCTTGAAGTCAGGGTCTTGCTGCATCTTGGCATAGACCTGCGGGGCGAGTACGATAACGTAGTCGTCGCCGTTAAGCGGCTGTCCGCCTTGGTCCATCAGATTCGCGTGCAGGGCCGTGATATCGGTATACGACAGCACATCCTGCGCGGTTTCCGTAGCGTTGCTCACTTTACCGTTCGGGCGATAGACGCTCGTGGCAGCCGAGAGAACGTTGAAGATCAAGATGTCGTACGTTTCCGCTGCGTGCAATCCAAGCACATACAGCGCGCGTCCCACAACGTCATGCTTCGACGTGAGTTCCGCAAGATCAGACAAGCGCAAGAGGATACCGTACTGCTCGGCAACTGCTTGGTATTGCGACATCTGGAGGCCAATCGCGTCGGGCGAAACACCTTCAGTCAACTGCGTCGGCGAAGTCGTGGTAGCGAGCTTCTCCAAACGGTTGAACTGAATGGTTTTGCTGGAATTCGACGGAATCGGGTCCTTGTCGCCGAACTGATCGAGCACGGTTTTCAGGACCGCGACTTCGAGCAGCTTCGCGCTAAAGTAAATCTGTTGATCGCTAGCCAGTGAGCCAGCGCCGCCCGGTTGACCCGTGGTGCCAGTAATGACAGAAACAACATCATCACCGAACCCAAAGACCATCCCGACGAGGGATACGAGATTCTTAAACATTTTATTTCCTTGGGGCATACAGCTTAGAAATCCAACTTAGCTCCGCGTGCTTCTGCATCTGCAATGATGGCCTTGATGCCGTCAACTGAACCCAGTGAAGGCTTTGCGGTCGTCTGTGGAGGAGCAATAGTCGAGGATTGCATAGTTGGTCTAGCTGGTGCCGTTGAAGTTTGAGGTGCTACTGCTGATGCTTGAGCCCTCAGAAGATCGCCAGCTTGCAAACCCTGTCCTGTCAAATAGGCCATCTTGATAAGACCGGGCAACCTGTCATGCCAACGATAATCCTGTGTGGCAGTGGCATATGCGCTACCTAGCTCTGGAACAGCTTCCAACGCACGTCTAAAGAGCGGACTCTGGACAAAGGTTCCGATGTCTTTGATCTCGCCGCTTACTTGGCCGAGTGCTTGGTCCAAGGCTGCCCTCTGCATAACGGGAGCCAGTGGCTTGAGAGTGTCCATCATAAATTTCGTCTGGACATCCCGGTATTCCGCCGGACCTGCTTTAGCTGCTTGGACAAGATCGTTGAGGTACTTATCGGGACTGTTGTAGTAGTCCGTAACGGGTTGCTGGGGAGGCTGATACTGGACGGGCTGACCTGTGATCGGGTCAATGCCAGTCGCAAGCTGATAACGCTGTCGCATCTGAGCGATTAAGGCATCCTTCTGATTGATGCCCTCAAGTGCAGCTTCCGGTGAATTATAGACGCTCTGATCGCCCTTGAGAAAAGGGGCTGCCGGTGGTTGTGCCACTGGTTGCGTTTGTACCGGGGCTGGACTTGATACTTCCGGCGTTGCGTTTACTGGCGCTTGTGGCGCTGGTGCTTCTTCTTGCGAGGGGCCGTCTGCCGGAAATAGACGGTCAAAGGTCGCATCGTCGAGGGCCACGGGAGAGTCGCTTAAATCAACTGTTCCTGTGGTGTCTGCTGGGGAAGTATCTCCGAAGCCGAACAGAATACGAACTGCATCGAAGAATACATTGGTGACTGTCATTATTGTCCTTGTGAGACTTTAATTTACAACATGCAGCTTGTGGCTGCGAAACTTTTATCCGACTCGCTCAATCTGAGCGTCGATGGCTTGGAAGGCTAACAACTCCTCCTCGAATGGGTCCACCGTCTTGTCGTTTACTTTAGTGGTCGCACGGGCTACTTCTTGACGGAGCCAATTCGACCAATAGATGCCTGCTTGCAAAAAATGAACATTGCGAGTGCTGGTTTGTTTCTCGTAACACAGCTTGGTCTTGAGAACCTGATGCTGCAAGTACATCCTGCGAGTAAGTTCAATGAATCCCGGATGGGCAGCCAATGCCGTAATGGAATCTCGGGCTTCCTTCTCGGAGAGCCTTGGAGCCTGTGGGCCATCGAGAACGACCGTCTTGTAGACGACCTTCTCAACTATCGAGAGTGGCGCTTCATAGCCAAACAACCGTTGAAACCAGTTCATATCCCCTCCGTGCTATTTACAGATGTCCATCAAGGTTCGGCAATTCAAGCTGTGGATCGTAGTTCACAGCCGCAGGAACGGACTTAGTGCGACCCTGAACATCCCAAGAGCCGGTGTCAGTCCACTCACCGGGGCAGTGGCCGAGATCGCCAGAGTTCCAGTCACCCGGAACTGTACCGGCTTTCGGACGGCCCTGTGCCATGAAATCCGCGGATTGTTTTTCGCTGTTATTTGGAACGTCCATCTTATTCTCCTGTGCCTGAAATTCCTAGAGCATTTAGGCCAGCTTGCTGGCTTGCACTTCGGGCTTGATCTGTGGGATTACCACCCGGAATCTGGCCTTCAAATTGACTTTTTCGGGGTGCGCCTTCGTGATTGTGAGGTGCTGGGACGGTCGGCTCAACCGGAACCCCAGCTTGGTCAGCAAGAAATTTCTCTATCTCTTGCTGGATGCCGATAGCGTGGTCAGTGACGGAGTTCGGTTCTTTCTTTTTGAGTTGCTCAACTAAAGCCTTGCTCTCAAAGGCGAGTAACCGCTTCATCACTTCCAATTCAACTTGCTGTTGTGTACGCTGTTGCTGTTCGCCTTGGACCTGTTGATCGGACTTCAATAGACGATTCGCGTATGGAATCTCCATCGAACGTGCGATCTCTTTCAAGAATTCACTTTGAACCGCATACGGGGATTGCATGGCGATGTTGTAAAACGCCATTAAGTTGCGCTGTTTAACCACTTTGCCAGTAGCGTAGTTTGCTGCCACGAAATCGAACGAGTAGTTCCCGATGATACTTTCGAGTTTAACTTTGCCGTATTTCGGTATACCCGGAGGAGCATTCGTGATACTATATTCAAGTTCATCGGTGCCATACTGTTGATATAAAGCACTGACCATCTCCATCATGGGACAGAGAATATCGAGTTCCATGTTGCGGATCAATAGCTTAAGGATATACCCGCTTTCATTAATTGCATCGGAAACACTCGATGCGGGTTGACCGGGTTGAGTTCTTCCTTGAGCTATATCCCCCAGCCCGGAGTTCATGTCAATCATGCCGCGATACAGGTCGATTATTTGATAATCATTTGCACCGGGAGTAAAATGGGGAAAAGGATAAATGGCCTTACTTGGATCACCAACCACACCTACTTTGCCGCCCGGAGTATTTCCATTGTCCAATTGGTCATGGTCAATGTCCACTTGCACGTCATAAGCGTATCGTTGGTTGATTCCAAGGTTCCAGTTATCCGTAATCATGTTGACGAAGGTATTCACACCCTCGGTCAGATCGCTAATCTTTTCAATCAGGCCAATCCCATAAACATCGCCCTTGACTTTTACGAAAGCTGTATGAAGAATGGGGCAACGTTGATGTGCAAATGGATTAGGTCCTGTGTATAAGAGGCACGGTGGGCCATTATACACCCGTCTTTTGTAAGCGCTGTAAGAAGCGTTTCTCCACTGGTATCGTCTGTCTTTCCAACCGATTGCATCAGCGTCTTCGCCAAAAGTGACCTGTGTGACGGTTTTCTTTGTATCATCCCAAACCTCCGCCATGCGAATAATAATGCCATCACGATCCAAATCCCGATACTGCGCTAGACGTTGTGTAAGTTGGAGAATCGCTTCCGGGCGATAGAGTTTCGGATTGTTGGCTGCTTGACGCCTTAATTCACCCCAACTAATCTCTGTGACCATCGCAACGATCTTTTCATCGGGGTCAACCAGCAAGTCATAGATATCAATAGGAATCAGTTTCGGACAGTTGCGCGGCACAACTTTGGTCATCAATTGCGTGCCAATTTGAATGGGCTGGCCGTCAGGACCAAGCATCGGCATATCGGTCATAATTGGCTGGCGCGTCTGCGGATCAAGAGCAACTTGACCCTGCGCGTCCATTTGCGGCTGCATTTGGTAGATGGGCTCTGGTCCAGTAACGGTATCGGTATCCCAATCCCAATCGACCTTCAAGCCCCAGTGACCGTAAATGCACAGATCGCGTGTACCAACTTCAACCACTTTGGTTAACTTCGCCCGGTGCAAACCTGTGAGCATGACATTCTGCATTTGCATTGCAGCATAGTCATTGCCGCCATTCGGACGAACTTCCAAGTATGGATCAATTGAAAAGAACGCATCATGCATCCGGGAAACAATAGCTTCTGTTTTTGACGCGGGATACGGCACATATGTATTTGAACGTGGTGTCATGTTATCGGGGAAAGTACGCCGGTCACGTTGACCGATGTATTGCCGATAGTAAAGCGCACGACGCTGATCGTAGGGACGACGGAAGTTCCGCAACCGTTGAAGCTGGTCAAGCGTATACTGTTTCAAGTTATCGAGATCAACCTGACTCATAGTTGCAGTATCGCTAGTTTGGCCGGTGCCAAGCGCATTGCTACCATTTACGATAGAGGCTTGGGCCTGCCCGCTGATGTCATTAGGCATCTAATCAACCTTAGAACTTCGACAAAAGAAGTACGGTGTATGCAACCTGTGCGCCGTTGTTATCAGCAGACAGGTTGGCAAGGTTAATTTCGTCGTAGGCTTCGCTGGAATCAAATACAGTTTCCTGATTACCTACCACAAATGGAGAACTCGAAGTCGGGGCAGGCGAAGTTGTACCACCTGAATTACCCATCGTGAAGCGTACGACTGCCGGAACTGGAGCCGCTGATGCTGGTGTAGCCATTGCTTCAATTCTAAACAAGCGCCGTTTACCGACAACGATAGCTCCTGTTACGCCTGCTGCGGCCATTGTTCCAACACACGCACTAATCGCCACGGTGTTAGTGTAATCCGGTACCCATACTGCGTTAAATGTAGCCAAGGTAGTTTCCTTTATTCCTTAGAGATTGTTACTTCAGGACGGGCGAGGAACTTTTGTTTTCTTAGTTCGCCCTTTCGGTCTGCTTCAATCAGTTTATTAACGCTGTACTCAAGCATTTCGAGAGTTTCTTGCCGCTTCTCCGGGGGCGTGTTGCACATGAGCCCCACAAAGGATACCATGGTGCAATCTCTACAATTGAACACCGGAGGCTTCTTGGTGCCATAGGAGTAAGCATGCTTCTTACAAGTCAGGATAACCTTGCTATCCTTCGCAAGGATACCGTCTATAAACTGCATCTTATCAGCGTGAGTTAATAGACTAGGCATCTTTATCCTTTGAGGGAGGCGGGGTGACTATGCCTTCATCATGAGGCGCGCTGGAGGGGGGAGCGCTGTCACCCCGTAACGAGGCTTTGAACGCTTTAATTTCACGCTCAAAGACAATACTTTGTGCTTGAATGAAGGCCATCTTGATTCGGAAGCCCACTAGGATTGCAAGTAC